GGAGGAAAAAAATGACTACCACGGTAGAACCTACTGTTGAATGGTCTCAAGACCAAATGGTAGAAGTAATTCTTAATGAACCTGATGACTTTCTGAAAGTTCGTGAAACTTTGACACGCATCGGAGTTGCATCGAGAAAGGAGAAAAAACTGTATCAATCTTGCCATATTCTTCATAAGCAAGGTAGATACTTCATCGTTCACTTTAAGGAACTATTTGCTCTTGACGGCAAGCACGCAAACTTGACTGTGAATGATGTTCAAAGACGTAATCGTATTGTTCGTCTTCTAGCTGATTGGGGACTTATTACAGTTGTTAAAGAGGACAGCGTAACCGATATTGCACCACTCAATCAAATCAAAGTTCTTGCCTATAAGGACAAGGGAGATTGGATTTTGGAGCAGAAGTATAATATTGGTAAAAAGGGCAAAGCAGTAGAAACCGAATAAAGATAAGCGGGTTTTCATCACCCGCTTTTTTTATAATAATGTATAATTAGTATTGGATGCCTTCGGGGTCCACAAAACACAAACTCGCTTTTAAAGGAGCTACCATAATGACTAATCTTGCACGTTATACTGCTGCAGATCTTCCTACTTTAATGGAAAAGATTACTCGCAACAGTATTGGAATGGATGAATATTTTGATCGTCTATTTCATCTACACGAGACAACTTCTAACTATCCTCCATATAATCTTGTTCAAGTTAGTAATGTAGAATCAAGACTAGAACTTGCACTTGCCGGATTTAAAAAGAAAGAAGTTTATGTTTATACACAAGATGGAAAACTTTTTATTGAAGGTCAAAAAGAAGATAAAGAAACAGAATCTAATTATCTTCACAAAGGTTTAGCACAAAGAAGTTTCAAGAGAGCATGGACACTCGCAGACGATACAGAAGTCGCAGATGTATCCTTTGAAGACGGACTCCTCTCTATCAACTTGAAAAAGATTGTTCCTGACCATCATAAGCGTAAAGATTATCTATAAATATAACTGAATATCGTCGGCGCTATGCCAAGGGAGGTAACTGGCAAAATCCAGTTGACACCTCCCATTTTTATTGCTAGAATAAATGGAGATTGAAGTGTATTATGACAATCAAATTAGTTCTTTTAAAGTCTGGTGAAGACATCATTTCTGATTTAACTGAAATGGTAGTTGGTGAAGAAGAAAATCGTGTCGTTGTTGGGTATTTTTTTAAAAAACCATGCATCGTTAAAATGAGAACGCCTTCACAAAATCTTCTAACTGAAGAAACTCAAGGTAATATCAGAAAGTCAAACTATGAGGTATCTTTGTTTCCATGGATGCCTCTTTCTAAAGAAGAAGTTATTCCAGTAACTGCTGATTGGGTAGTTACGCTTGTAGAACCAGTTGAAAAACTGAAAAATATGTATATTGAGGATATTATCAATAATGAAACCATTAATAAAGTTGCTTCACCTAACCAACAATCAGATTCTAATCTCACAGATTGAAGAAGTTGCTGCTGATATTGGTGAACCAGACTGCAAACTAATCAAACCTTACGAAGTAAGTATAGTTGACAAAGAAAAAGTATTTTTATCTCCTTGGATGAATTCTTTTACTGAAGAAACTACATTTAAAATTAGTTCTGATAAGATTTTAGCTCTTACCGAACCATCTCCCACCGTTCTTGGAAAATATGAGGACTTGATTAAAGAATGAGATTTTACACTAATGTTCAGTTGATTGGAAATCAATTTTTGGTTCGTGGAGTAGAAGATGGTAAAAGATTTGAAAACAGAGATGAGTTTTTTCCAACTCTCTTTGTAAAGACTAAAAAAGATTCTAAGTATAGAACATTAAGTGGTGAAGCCGTAGAACCTATCAATCCCGGAACTGTAAGGGATTGTCGTGAGTTCTACAGAAAGTATGATGAGATTGACGGATTTGAGATTTATGGGAACGACCGTTACATCTACCAGTATATTTCAGAGAAATATCCAGAGGATGAAATTAAGTTTGATATTAGTAAAATTAAACTTGTAACTCTGGATATTGAGGTTGCTTCTGAAGCAGGATTCCCTGATGTGGAGTCTTGCTCCGAAGAAATACTTGCAATCACGATACAGGACTATACAACTAAAGAGATTGTTACGTGGGGAGTTAGACCATTCAATAATAAACAAAGTAATGTAATCTATCATTACTGTCCAAGTGAATATGAACTTCTCAATCACTTTATTAACTATTGGATGATTGATGTTCCTGATGTTGTGACTGGTTGGAACGTTCAGTTGTATGATATTCCTTATATCTGCAAAAGACTTAATCGTGTTCTTGGTGAGAAACTAATGAAGCGTTTTTCTAACTGGGGACTGGTAACAGAAGGAGAAACATTCATTCAAGGACGTAAGCACACTACCTTTGATATTGGTGGATTGACTCAACTTGATTATCTTGACCTCTATAAAAAGTTTACTTATAAGGCACAAGAATCTTATCGTTTGGATTACATCGCTGAAGTCGAACTCGGACAGAAAAAACTAGATCACTCCGAGTTTGATACCTTCAAGGATTTCTATACTCAAGGTTGGCAAAAGTTTATTGAATACAACATCGTTGACGTAGAACTTGTTGACCGTTTGGAAGACAAGATGAAACTGATTGAACTGGCACTTACGATGGCATACGATGCTAAAGTAAACTATGCCGATGTGTTTTATCAGGTTCGTATGTGGGACAATATTATCTACAACTATCTCAAGAAGCGTAATATTGTTATTCCTCCTAAGAACAAATCTCAGAAGAATGAAAAATATGCGGGTGCATATGTAAAAGAACCAATCCCAGGAAAGTATGATTGGGTTGTGAGTTTTGACTTGAACTCCCTTTACCCTCACTTGATTATGCAATACAATATCTCTCCAGAAACTTTGGTTGATGAAAAGCACCCAACAGTATCTGTAGATAAAGTGTTAAATGGAGAACTTACCTTTGAGTTGTATAAAGACTATGCGGTATGTGCTAATGGTGCTATGTTCCGTAAAGACATTCGTGGATTTCTTCCCGAACTAATGGAAAAGATGTATCAGGATCGTGTCATCTTTAAAAAGAAGATGATTGACGCAAAGAAAGAGTATGAAAAAACCAAGAACAAGGAACTGGTCAAAGAGATCGCTAGATGTAATAACATTCAGATGGCAAAGAAGATTTCTTTGAACTCTGCTTATGGTGCGATCGGTAATCAATACTTTAGGTATTACAAACTTGAAAATGCTGAGGCTATTACTCTATCTGGTCAAGTTTCTATTCGCTGGATTGAGAATAAGATGAATCAGCATCTTAATAAGATTCTTAAAACGGATGGTGTTGACTATGTTATTGCTTCAGATACTGATTCTATCTATCTCAATCTGGGTCCTTTGGTTGAACGTGTATACAAAGGAAGAGAGAAAACTACTGAAAGCGTTGTTTCGTTCCTTGATAAGATCTGTCAAATGGAATTTGAAAAGTATATTGAAGGTTCTTACAAAGAACTGGCTGAATATTTAAATGCATACGATCAAAAGATGCAAATGAAGCGTGAAAATATTGCTGATCGTGGTATCTGGACTGCGAAGAAGCGTTATATTCTTAACGTATGGGATAGTGAGGGTGTACGATATGAAGAACCTAAACTAAAAATGATGGGTATTGAGGCAGTTAAATCTTCCACTCCAGCACCTTGTCGTAAGATGATTAAAGATGCTCTCAAATTGATGATGAGTGGAACTGAAGATGAAGTGATTGACTTTATTGAAAATGCAAGAAAGAAGTTCAAATCTCTTCCTCCAGAACAAATTGCATTTCCACGTTCTGCGTCAGATGTGACAAAATATCAATCATCATCTAACATCTATGCCCCAAAAACTCCCATTCATATTCGTGGAGCACTTCTGTTTAATCATTACATCAAACAAAATAAACTAACAAATAAATACTCTCTTATTCAAAATGGGGAGAAAGTCAAGTTTATCTATTTGAAGAAACCGAATAGTATTCATGAGAATATTATTTCTTTCATTCAAGAGTTTCCTAAGGAACTCAACCTTGACAAATATATAGACTATGACTTACAATTTGAGAAAGCATTTCTAGAACCACTCAAGATCATCCTTGATGCGATTGGGTGGAAAGTAGAAAAGACTGTAAACCTTGAATCATTTTTTTCTTAATGGATTTACCTATTAATGATGAAGAACTGAATACTATTGTAAGTGCTATGCATCTTGGTGGAGATGTAGCACTTTATCAAAAACTTAAACTGGTAAAAGAACTTAGAGAACAAGGTTTGCCTTATAAAAAAATACTTCGTGAAGAATACGGGATGGTAGCGTGATGGATTTTCTTAAAGATATTGTAAAAGAGATTGGTGATGACTTCACAAAGTTAGCATCAGATATTGATGAAACGGAAACTTATGTTGATACGGGTTCATACATTTTTAATGCACTTGTTTCAGGTAGTGTATTTGGTGGTGTATCTGGGAATAAGATTACTGCTATTGCTGGAGAGTCTTCTACTGGAAAGACTTTTTTCTCTCTCGCCGTGGTTAAGAACTTTCTTGATTCTAATCCCGATGGTTACTGTCTCTACTTTGATACTGAGGCTGCTATCACTAAATCTTTGATTGAATCCCGTGGAATTGATACTACTCGTCTCGTTGTTGTTAACGTTGTTACTATTGAGGAGTTTCGTACAAAGGCACTCAAAGCAGTAGATATGTATTTAAAGGCACCAGTAGAAGATCGCAAACCTTGTATGTTTGTATTAGATTCTCTGGGTATGCTTTCTACAACCAAAGAAATTACTGATGCTCTGAATGAAAAAGAAGTTCGGGATATGACTAAATCCCAACTCATCAAAGGTGCTTTCAGAATGCTTACACTCAAACTAGGTCAAGCAAATGTCCCACTTATTGTCACAAATCATACATACGATGTCATCGGAGCTTACGTACCAACAAAAGAAATGGGCGGAGGTTCTGGACTCAAGTATGCAGCAAGTACGATCATCTATCTTAGCAAAAAGAAGGAAAAAGATGGAACAGAAGTGGTCGGCAATATTATCAAAGCTAAGACTGCTAAGTCGCGTTTGAGTAAGGAGAACAAGGATGTAGAGATTCGTCTTTTTTATGATGAGCGCGGTCTTGATCGTTACTATGGTCTTCTGGAACTTGGTGAGATTGGTGGACTTTGGAAGAATGTAGCAGGACGTTATGAGATGGATGGCAAAAAAATCTATGCCAAACAAATCCTAGCAAATCCTGAAGAGTATTTTACTCCAGAAGTGATGGAAAAACTTGATGAAATTGCAAGGCAAGAGTTTAGTTATGGGTCATGATTAGGGTTATTAAAACTGCAATCAACGTAAGTAAAGTTATAGATCAACTTAAAAAATATCCTCAGGACTGGGACCATCAGAAACATCTGAAGGATTCTCAGTCCTTAGTTGATAGAGGATTTGCCGACTTGCCAATAAGTGCTCTTCAACTTATAATGGGAGGAGTTAAGAAAAAAGACGACTTTGTTGGAGATTCCGAGATCAATATCAAAACTCCAGCTTATGAACATCACAGCGAAATAAGAAAAATAATCAGAAAGGAGTTTGGTAATAGAGAACTACATCGTTGTGGATTTCTTTCTCTTCCTGTTGATGAGATTGTTGGTGCTCATATTGATGAAGGAAGTTATTATCTAACAAGAGATAGATATCATCTTTCCATAATTGGAACATATCAGTATTTTTGTGGTGCTGATACTACGATTGTTGAACCCGGAACTCTTCTATGGTTTAATAATAAACTACCTCATGGAACCGTGAATATCGGTGATGAGACAAGAATAACATTTGTATTTGACATGCCTCATGGACAAAGTTGAAATTCTGATCCTTCGCAATCTTCTTTATAATGAACAGTATCTTCGTAAAGTAGTACCTTTTATAAAATCTGAATATTTTGAAGATATAAATCAAAAGATTGTATTTGAAGAAATCTTAAAGTTTGTTCAGGAATATAATGAACCTGCAACAAAAGAAGTTCTTTGTATTGAAGTAGAAAAGCGTCAAGATATCAACGATACATCTTTTAAAGAAATCACCCAAATCATTAGTTATCTTGAAGATGTTCCAACAGAATTTAACTGGTTGGTCGATACTACTGAGAAGTGGTGTCGTGATCGTGCTATTTACCTTGCTCTTATGGAATCAATCCATATTGCAGATGGTAAAGATGAAAAGAAAAATCGTGATAGTATTCCTAGTATTCTATCTGATGCCCTTGGAGTGTCTTTTGATACTCACATCGGACACGATTATCTGTTAGACTATGAATCACGTTATGAATCCTATCACAGAAAGGAAGAGAAAATTGAATTCGACCTTGAATACTTTAACAAGATCACAAAAGGTGGTCTACCTAATAAGACTCTCAATATCGCTCTTGCTGGTACGGGTGTCGGAAAAAGTCTCTTTATGTGCCACGTGGCTGCTTCCGTCCTATTGCAAGGCAGGAACGTTTTGTACATCACTCTTGAAATGGCGGAGGAACGAATTGCTGAACGAATTGACGCGAACCTCCTGAATGTTCCTATTCAAGATATTGGCGAACTTCCTAAGCAGATGTTTGAAAGTAAGGTAACAAATCTTGCAAAGAAAACTCAGGGACAACTGATTATTAAAGAGTACCCAACTGCCTCTGCTCACTCTGGACACTTTAAAGCACTTCTAAATGAACTTGCTTTGAAGAAATCATTTCGTCCAGATATTATCTTTATTGATTATCTGAATATTTGCTCTTCTTCTAGATTCCGTGGCGGCAGTAACGTAAACTCATACACATTAGTTAAATCAATCGCAGAAGAACTTCGCGGTCTTGCCGTCGAGTTTAATGTTCCAATCGTAAGTGCTACACAGACAACTCGTTCTGGTTATGGTTCTTCTGATGTGGAACTGACTGATACTTCTGAGAGTTTTGGTCTTCCTGCGACTGCTGACTTGATGTTTGCTTTGATTTCAACTGAAGATCTTGAAGGTCTTGGTCAAATTCTTGTAAAACAACTTAAAAATAGATATAATGACCCTACCATTCACAAGCGTTTTGTGGTTGGTATTGATAGAGCTAAGATGCGTCTTTATGATTGCGAACAATCTGCTCAACAAGACATCCTTGACAACAGAAAGGATGAAGAGTATGATTATGAAGAAAAGAAACCTAAAAAAACATTTGAGGGATTTAAGTTTTGATTAATATTGAAAAAGAAGTTCTTTCTGATGGTTCTACTAAATTTACTATGACTGAAGAAACAAAAAAAGTTATTGACTCTGATAAGTATATTGAGTTCGTTCGTCAAACCACAAGTCCTGCAAGTAGTGACTTCGCACAACTTCTTGCACGAATGACTGAACTTGAAGCAAATGATGATGCTGATGTTCCTCGTCTTCTGACTGCTGCATTTGGTATTTCTGCAGAAGCAGGTGAGTTTACTGAAGTTGTCAAAAAGATTTTTCTTCAAGGCAAACCGTATACTGAAGAGAATGTTTTTCATATGAAGCGTGAACTTGGAGATATCTGCTGGTATATTGCTCAAGCGTGTATGGCACTTGATACCAACTTCCGTGAGATTATGGAAATGAACTATGAGAAACTAAGTGCTCGTTATCCTGAAGGAACTTTTAATGTTTATCGCTCAGAAAATCGTGTGGAGGGAGATCTATGAGTAAAGTAAGTATTGAAATGGATGTGCGTTCTGCTGCTGCAGTTCGTCAAGTTTTGTTTGAAGCACAGAAAGGATACACGAGTGATATTGTAAGCACTCCAACTCGTATCTTTGAACTTCGTGAAGTGATTGCTGACCTTGATGATGCAATCAGTCAAGTAGTTGAATAATCACTAAGACCCGCAAGGGTTTTTTTTTATAAATATCCTTAGAAGAATATAACGATTTTCTAATGGATATCAAAGAACTTAGAGGTTTGATGGAAGCATACCAACAGGTTAATGCTCCTGAGCAACTTGATGAAGTGTTAGACACTCCCGAAAAAGCAAATGAGTATGCCAGAAAAAATGTTAGATCTATGCTAGGTGCTTTTGCTAAGGGTGTTGCAAATAAAGATATTAGTCAACTAAAAACCATAGAAAAAAGAAAAAAGGGAGCAGAACTGGGAAAAAGAAAAGCAGAAAGAAAAGCAGCAGAAGAACAGAAAGAGTCGTTTGATATTTTTGATATTGTCCTTGAGTTTCTCCAAGTAGAAGGATACGCAGAAACTCTGGAAGAAGCAGAGTGGGTGATGGCTAATCTGATTGATGAAGAAGCAGTTGCGATTATTCTTGAATCGATGCATAAAGATGAGGATGAAGAAGATGAAAAGGAAATGAAGAAGGGAAAGAAGAGTAAAAAAGAAGAAGAGGATGATGAGGATGAGGATGAGGATGAAGAGGAACTTGATGAAGCACTAACAGGTGAGCGTTACAAGAAAGTAATAAAAAAACCAGGTGGAATGGCATATAGTCGTATGGTAAGTGCGGACCCAGCTAAGCGTGCCACAAGAGGTGGTAGAGGTGGTGAAAGTGATTTTGGTGCAGGTGATAGAGGAAGAGGAAACAAAGCAGCAAGAAGAGCAGGAACTTATCAAGAAGCATTTGAGTCCTGGCTTGATGAAGCGATGACTAACTATGAGAAGAATCGCAAGAGAGCAGCACAAAGAGCAGCAGCAAGAAATGCTGCAAGAGACCAAGGAAAGACTGGTGCTGTTCCTGGTGTAGGTTATGTAACTCCAAGAAGGGAGAGAGAAACCTGGACTGATGAGAGTGGTAAAACCAGACACGCAAAAGGTCTCTGATAAATAACCACGGAAGGTTGCTCTAACCCCTTGACTTTTTAGTTGAGGGGTTTTATAATGTCCTTATTGGGGGATTAGCTCAATTGGTAGAGCAGAGCCTTTGCAAGGCTAAGGTTAGGAGTTCGAGTCTCCTATCTTCCACTTCTAAATACTTGAAAGAGTATTTGTATACAAATGGCATTTGAACCATCTGAAGGATTATATGCTGGATTGTCTTTTGTTTCCACTGCAGATTTGAATGCAGCAAAAAATGATATTGGAAAATTTAAAGAACTTTATTTTGTTGCTTTAGAAAATTTGAAAAGTAATAAGGTTCTTGATGCAGCTGGGAATGCAACTAAGAATGGGATGATTAAGATTATTGACCTTGACACATCATCCAAGAAACCAGAGGATATTTACGGAGATCTTGCTGCATCTATTTCTGCTGTATTGGGAACAAGATCAAAACTCAAAAAAGATAAAATCCCCTCAAAGGTTTATTTGACTGGTAATAAATGGCACCCTGATGTTGAACCATTTAAGGTAAAAGCATTTGGAATGTCTGACTATAATTCTTCTGATGTTATTTTAAAATTAAATGGAAATGACTTTGTTGGTATTTCTTTGAAAAAGAAACCAAAAGCAAATGCTCCAAGTCCTACTTTAATCAATAATGCGTTTTCTGCATATATTAGTGGTCCAAAATTTAAAAAAGTTCTTGATAAAATTAATCAGCACAGAATAAAATATTTTGCTGGACTTATTAAAGAAGCATGTGAACCTGGTGGACCATTATTCAGATTTGCTGTGGCAGGCAATAAAAATATCTCTCAGTTAAATCCAAACAATCTGCAGGATGCAAAAATCTTGTGGGATATGCGTGTAATTAGAGACAAAGGTGGAGGAAAGACTGAAAAAATTCCTTTGATTAATTTGAAATCAGAATCCGATTTAAAAGATCCAAATGGATTAATTAAAAAAAGCGGAGCAACTCCATCGCAGGAAAGTTTTAGAAAATTTGTTAATGAAAAACTTCAAAGTTCTCCTGGAAAAATAAATCCACTTTTTAAAGGATTTCTTGATGCTATGAACGATCCTCAAGTAAAAGATAGTCTTGCTGATATTTTATTAACAAGAACTTTGAAACTCAATCTTTTAGATGTATTAGAGACTTGGGATAAATATGAGTTTGGATTTTATCTAACAGAAGGAGTGGGAACAGTAGATAAAAATTTGTCTCCAAACATAGGTAATGCAAATGTTTTGGAAATTAATAGTATAATGATTGCTATGGCAAAGTTATCAAAACAAGAAACGAAATTAGTTTTTGATGGTGATAAAACGACGCAAAAAAATGCTGCAAAAGTTTTCTTTACCCTATTGAAAGGAGATACTCCTATTCTTGAGATTGAATTAAGATATAAAGGAGACTTTTCTGCTTTTCCGCAATTTTTTGCCGGTATTACTCCCGAGTTTAAACAGTTGATTAAAATGGGTGATACTGGTATTTAATAAATAAAAGTATAAGATTTATCAATATGAAGAGTTTTTTCCAATTTCTAAATGAGGCAACTCAATCGCAAGCATCTATGCAAGCGAAGAAGTTAAACCTCAAGAGTGATGGACACGGTGGTTGGTTAGATACCCGTGGTAATTTTGTTGCGACTACTGAAAAAGGAAAACTTGTTTTTGTTGATAGAAAAGGTAAGAAGAAGCAAGAAGAACCAACTGGAAAACCTGCTGCTGCAAAACCACAAGCAGCAGAACCTGCAAAAGCAAAAGTAGCACCGGAAGAGAAACCAAAAACAACTTCATCAGTACAACCAACTTCTGATGTTGATACTGGTAGTGATACTTTAACTGTTGCGTTTGGTCGTTTTAATCCTCCAACAGTAGGACACGAGAAACTATTAAAGGCTGCAAGAAAGGCAGCAACTGGTGGAGATCTTAAGATTTATCCTTCAAGAACTCAAGATCCTAAAAAGAATCCATTAGATCCTGATATGAAGATTTCGTTTATGAAAAAAATGTTCCCTGACTTTGAGGAGAACATTATTAATGACGATGAGATGAAATCAATCTTTAATGTATTGATTGCGGCATCGGAAGCAGGATATTCAAATGTTAATATCGTTGTAGGTTCTGACAGACAATCAGAGTTTGAAAACCTTGCACAGAAGTATAATGGAGATCTATATAACTTTGATTTGATTCGTGTAATCTCTGCGGGTGTAAGAGATGCTGATGCTGAAGGTGTAGAAGGAATGTCAGCATCCAAGATGAGAAAAGCAGTTATTGAAGATGACTTTGATTCATTCCGTAGAGGAACTCCAAAGACACTTGATGATGGTGATACTCAAGCACTCTTTGATGCAGTTCGTCAGGGAATGGGATCTAAGAAAAAGAAGAAGGTTGCAGAACTCTGGCAGATTGCTCCAAAGTATGATGCCGAAACTCTTCGTGAAAATTATGTAAATGGAAATATTTTTAGAATTGGTGATATTATTGAGAACTTAAATACTGGTCTTGTTGGTAAAATAATTCGTAGGGGAACTAACTATCTAATTTGTTTGACAAAGGAAGAGTATATGTTTAAATCTTGGATCAAAGATGTAATGGAATATCAAGAGAAAAGAGTTGAAAGTAAAATGAGAGCACCAGGAAAACCAAATACTCTAGTTGGAACCGGTGGTTTCTTTAAGTATGCTGTAGATATGACACCTGGATTTGAGAAAGGAGATAAAACAAATCTTCAGTATGGCGCAAAACCTTATAGTGGATATAAGCAATCAAATATCAGAGATTTCATAAATAAGTATAAGGTTAAGAAGTAGCGGTATTAAAATGTCTATTAATCCCCTGAATGATATTTCTAGAGTGTATCTAGAGCAGGTTGTGGAATCTTCACATCTTGAAACTGATATGAAAAAGCGTGCTGAAAAGAATGAAAAAGCACGCAAAGAAATGATGAAGACAAAAGCATATAAAGATATGGCAGCTGCCGCACGAAAGAAAATGGAAGAGGCACTTGATCCAGTAGGTCAAGAGGATGCTGATATTGATAATGATGGCGATACTGATAAGTCTGATAAGTATCTTCACAATCGTCGTAAAACAATTGGTAAAGCAATCAAAAAGAAATCCGTAAAGGAAGGTTTCTCAAACTGGAGACAAGATCTTTCTGAGGTAATGGATGACGTTGAGAATGATAAGAAAATAAAAGAGAAAAAAATAAGTAATAAAATCAAGATCAATCCTAAACTTGGTGAAGCTGTAGAAAGTCTTGGCGGAACTTTGGTCGAAATGGTTGAAATTGATGGAGTATTGGATGATTTTACTGATAATGAACTTCAGTTTTTATCATACTCTCTGATAGAAAAAACTGTTGAGGAATTTTTCCTTGAGTGTTTAGATGAGGGATATGATTTGGAAGAAGTTCAAGATTCTCTAATGGAATCTCTTGAAGTTTCTTCGGAGATTTTAAGTGAAGCAAAAGTCACTCTGGGACATGACACTAAAATCAAGAGTGATAGACTTGAGAAAGTAAAGTCTGCTGTTAAGAAAGTTGGTGGTGCAGTTGCTCGTGGGGCTGGATATGCTGCAGGTGCTGCAGTAAGAGGTGCAAAGGCAGTTGGTAGAGAATTTAAGAAAGGATATGAGAGAGGAAGAGGTGGTTCTTCCTCGGACTCTGGAACTCAGTCATCTTCTTCATCTTCTTCTAGTTCAGAAAAGAGCCCTGGTCTTCTTTCAAGAATTGGATCTAAGTTGAAGAGTGGACTTAAGAAAGCAGTCGCAAGTGGTGCAAGAGCAGTTTCTAGAGGAGCAAGAAATGTTGCTCGTAAGATGGAAGGTGGAGAGACTAAAAAGGTAGAAACACCAAAGGCAACAACCAAAAAAGCAGCAGCACCAAAAGCAAAAGCACCTGCTGCAAAACCTGCTTCAAAGAGAAAGAGAAAGTCTAAGTTAGATGATCTTCTTGCTTCAGTAAGAAATGAAGAAGTTCAAATTGATGAAAAGACTTTGACAAAAATGGAAATGAAAAAACGTGAAGAGATTGTCAAGTCTATGAAAGATAAAGCATCTGACTTTGAGAAGAGATATCCTGGTCGTGGTAAAGAAGTAATGTATGCAACTGCTACTAAAATGGCAAAGAAAATGGCAGAGCAAATGATGCCAGAACCACCAGTATCTACTGATTCTGCTATTGATAAAAAGAAAGAAATGCTGGATAAGCAGAAGATTTCAAATATGAAGATGCTTCAACAAAAGCAACAAATGCTTCAGAAACAAAAACTTCAGATGCAGAAAAGTGGAAAACTTCCTTTAGAAGCAGACTGATTTCTAAATAGTTCTGAATCCAATTTACGGAGGACATTATGGGCGCACTAGTAGAGATTGTAAGACCACTTCTTCTCGCAGCGATGAATTCTTGCCACACCAAGAAACTTGTCTGCGAACTTCTTGATCGTTATGTGAAGACTACTGATAATGATATTGATGATCTCATCTCACACACTGTAAGAACCGCACTTCTTAAAAACTGCAAGTGATCACTTGTTTAGTCACGAATTGGGGAATAACAGTTGTTCTAGGTCTTTTGTTAACCATGTCGGAATGGTTAGCTAAAACAAAAAGATTTGAGGAAAACGGAATCCTCGACTTAACAAATCATTTCTTAAAAACAGTTTTAAACCATAAGGGGGACAAAAAGTAAAAGTCTCCCTTTTTTATAAATATTATTAGCAAATATTTTTTACGGAAGAAAGACATGGCACTCTGGGGAAATAACGATGCAGTAGGTGCTGGCGGTTTAGTATCTTTAAATTATTCCACCGGCGTTGTAACTGGAAGCGGAACGACTTTTGGTAATGTTGGCGCTGCTGCAACAGGTGATGTGATTAGGTTTGGATCACGCTCTGGAACATATTTCGGAGATGCAGTAATTGTAGGAATCGCAAGCACAACTCAATTGACTATTGGATCTACTGCAGGTCTTAGTGGTGCTGCAATTGCATCTACATCGTTTACAGTATCTCAACTTCCTAAGTATACAGTTCTTGATAGTTCATTTAGTGCTAAAAATGATTCAGCACCAACACTATCAGCACTTCCTTTTGTAGGAACTGCAACAACTAATGCTGGTATCGGAACAAATATTATTCCGGTTACGATTGGAAGTAACGATGTCATCGCTGGAGATACGCTTTTGAATGATGGCAACGATATTATTATCAGCACAATCGGAAGTTCAACAATCTCACTTGCTTCAACAATTTCAGCAGGAATCGCAACTGGAGCATCATTAACATTTAAGAGATTCTTTGATGGATACGACAAGTATGTTTATGGTGTTGCTGAGGGTGGAATGACTGCCTCTACAGGAACAGCATATGACCTAACTCATGAAGGATGGGTTGGTGTTACAACTTATATGGGTTGTGACGGGAACTTAAGAGTTAAGAGTGAAGTTCTTGTTGCTATGTCTGGAATTACAACTGGCAACGCTCCCGTGTTCCCACCTGCATGATAATATATGATTTTTAATGAGTTGAATGAGGATAACTTCCTTTTATTCGCAATTAAATATTATGAAAATCCACAAGCAGTAACGCGAGAGGATTTTGATAAAGACTTAAATCACTTTAAGTATATTAAAAGATTATTGAAACGATATAAGAATACTGGTCAGTTAAAAACTCATCTACTTCTTAATCATTTTATTATTCTTTATAATATTTTTGGTGAGGCAACGACTCCTATGCTATTTTTTAAAATAGAAAAAGAGTTATGGTCTGCTATGAAAACGTTTATTATTTTTTTGGGTAAACTACCGGAATACCCAAAGTGCTATATTCATGATATACAAGTTGATCTTTACTGTATGTCAGAACTTTATAAAATCTATAATGGAAAAGAAGAAGATTGATCGCATCATTCAAATTATTAGAGAAAATATGGTAGTTGGTTCTGGTGGATTTACTGGAACAGCAGATCCTAAAGGACCTGTGGCTGGTTTTGATCCTGTGATGAGCAAAGTAAAAAAAAGATATATGAAAGGTAAGAGAAAACCCTGGCTAGACTACCTAAAATCCCAAAATGGCAGAAGAAATCAAAGTAGCGATTCTTGAACAAAAACTTGAGGATCTAAAAGACATCATCGTAAAAATTGATGATGCCATCGAAAAGATGAGTGAGGTAAATAGTAATGTAGGCAAAATGCTTGCCGTTCATGAACAAAGAATTACCAAACAAGAAGAAATTGACAACTTACTCTTTGCTAAGATTGACAAACTCCGTGATAAAGTTGACCGGGATTATGACGCACTTGTTACAAGAGTACAAACCATAGAAAAAAGAGTTTGGATGGCCATCGGTGCTATTGCTTGCATTACCTTCCTGACAAATAATACTCGCATCATAGAAATCTTGACACCAGCACCAGAGGCGTCTATAATAGAGCAGAGAAACTTTAAGGTTTAGTTATGGATTTTATTGATGTCAAATACATCAATTTGATATCTGCTCGGTTTCAAAAGTTTAAAAAAATAAAGAATAATCTTTATAACTTTAGATGTCCCATTTGTGGCGATTCTCAAAAGAATAAGAATAAAGCAAGAGGATATCTATATCAAGTAAAAAATAATACAAACTTTAAGTGTCACAACTGTGGAGTTAATACTTCTTTTAATAATTTCTTAAAGCAGATTGATTCTACAATCTATAAGCAATATACTTTTGAAAAATTTAAAGACGGAAAGACTGGAAAAAACTTTACTACAAAAGAACCAGTCTTTAGGTTTGATGCGCCTAAATTTAAACCAAAGTTAGATTTGCCAAAAGCATCATCAAATATTGATGCAAAAAAATATTTAGAAAATAGAAAACTTAATCCGGATAAATTTTATTACGCAGATCAATTTAAATCCTGGACAAACTCTTTAAAAGATGTCTTCGATGATACAACTAAAGATGAACCTAGGATTATTATTCCTTTGTTCTATCAAAATATTCTTGTCGGATTTCAAGGTAGAGCACTTGGTCCAAACAAGATTAAATACATTACCGTAATGCTTAACGATGACGCACCAAAAATCTACGGTCTCGATGAGATTGAAAAAAACAAAACTGTATACATCACAGAAGGTCCATTTGATTCCACTTTCATTTCAAACGCGATTGCTCTTTGCGGAGCTGATGGTGATGTTAGTAAGTGGGGTATTGGTGATTGTGTTTGGATTTATGATAACGAACCAAGGAACGCTGAAATCCACTCAAGAATCTCCCGTGTCATCGACAGAGGTGAGAGGGTCGTGATTTGGCCGTCCTTTTTAAGAGAGAAGGATATTAACGATATGATTTTGTCTGGACTCGATGTTCAATCTGTGATAGAATCAAATACTTATTCTGGATTAGAAGCAAAACTTAAATTTACCACCTGGAAGAAAATATGAGTAACGGAACAAAGGTACAAAAGCGTGATGGTCGAATTGAATCTCTTGACCTAGACAAGATGCATTTGATGGTTGAAGAGGCATGTAAGGGTCTTGCAGGCGTGTCTGCGAGTCAAGTTGAAATGAAGTCGGGAATTCAGTTTTATAGTGGAATTTCGACTGGAGAGATTCAAGAGATTCTGATTCGTTCTGCTTCTGATTTGATTGATTTGGATCATCCAAACTATCAATATGTTGCTGCTCGTCTACTTCTTTTTTCTGTAAGGAAGTCACTTTATGGAAAAATGAAAGAACTTCCACATCTTGAAGAACACATTTATACTTGTGTTAATGTTGAAGTTTATGATAACGAAATTTTTAATAAGTACTCTAAAGAAGAGATTGATTCGGCTAACAGTTTTATCAATCATGATCGTGACATGCTATTCACTTATGCAGGTCTACGTCAGGTCGTTGATAAGTACCTCGTACAGGATAGGAGCAGCGGCGGTGTATATGAAACCCCACAATTTATGTACATGATGATTGCTCTGACTATTTTTGCAGAGTATCCAAAAGAAACTAGAATGTCATATGTCAAGAGGTATTATGACGCAATCTCAAAGCACAAAATCAACATTCCCACACCTATCATGGCGGGGGTTAGAACTCCACTTCGACAATTTGCTAGCTGTGTCCTTGTTGACGTTGATGACACCCTCGATAGTATCTTTAGCAGTGATATGGCTATTGGTAGATACGTGTCACAGAGGGCGGGCATCGGTATCAACGCAGGTCGCATCAGGGGTATCAACAGTAAAATCAGAGGTGGAGAAGTCCAGCACACTGGCGTTGTACCATTTCTCAAAAAGTTTGAAGCAACTGTCCGTTGCTGCACGCAAAATGGTATACGAGGAGGAAGCGCGACGGTCCACTTCCCAATCTGGCACCAAGAAATCGAAGACATTCTAGTTCTTAAGAATAACAAAGGAACTGAAGATAATCGAGTTCGTAAACTTGACTATTCTATTCAAATTTCTAAGTTGTTCTATGAAAGATTTATTCAAGACGGTGAAATCACCCTTTTCTCTCCGCATGATGTTCCTGGACTTTATGATTCTTTCGGACTCCCTGAGTTTGACGACTTATATGTTGCATATGAGAACGATTCGTCCATTCCGAAAAAAGTTATTAGGGCACAAGAACTTATTCTTAATCTTCTTAAAGAAAGGGCTGAAACAGGTCGTATCTACATCATGAATATTGACCACTGTAATTCTCACTCCTCCTTTAAGGATAAAGTGAGTATGAGTAATCTTTGTCAGGAAATTACTCTACCTACAGATCCTCTTCAACATATCGATGGTGGAGGTGAGATTGCCTTATGCATTCTTTCTGCAATTAATGTTGGTAAAGTAAAATCTGATGAAGAACTTGAGGACCTTTGCGACCTTTCAGTTCGTGGTTTAGACGAGTTGATCGATTATCAAAAATACCCTGTAGTGGCGGCAGAAATCGCCACCAAGGCACGTCGTTCACTTGGTATAGGGTTTATTGGTCTAGCACACTATTTGGCAAAACTTGGGTATAACTATTCATCTCAAGAAGCTTGTGATGCTGTCCATGGACTTTCTGAGTCATTCCAATATTATCTACTAAAAGCATCTAACCAACTTGCCAAGGAAAAGGGATACTGTGAATATTTTGGGCGTACCAAATATTCTGATGGTATTCTTCCAATTGATACATACAAGAAAGATGTGGATGAAATCTCTTCTATTCCTTACCAGCATGATTGGGAAACACTTAGAAAATCTATTCTTACCTACGGTCTCAGGCACTCAACACTGTCCGCACAGATGCCATCGGAGAGCAGTTCCGTTGTGTCAAACGCAACCAACGGAATCGAACCACCTAGAGGATACTTGTCCGTTAAAAAATCAAAGAAAGGGCCTCTTAAACAGATTGTTCCGCAATATCATACTTTAAAAAATAACTATACTCTTTTGTGGGAAATGCCTGACAATCGTGGTTATATTAATATTGTTGCTGTGATGCAAAAGTTCTTTGATCAGGCTATTTCTGGTAACTGGAGTTACAATCCAGAGAACTATGATGATAATGAAGTTCCTGTGTCAGTTATGGCAAATGACTTTTTGACTACATACAAGTACGGGTGGAAAACTTCTTATTACCAAAACACTTACGACATTAAAACTGATGAGGTGATAGAAGAGAAACCCAATCTTCAAAATTTGCTAAGTGAGTTAAGTTCAGTAGAGGAGGGAGAGTGTGAATCCTGTGCAGTTTAAAATTTCTTCTACGGAAGAACCACAAACAAATATTAAAGGAATGACGGTTTTTAATACTGAACAAGTGAATACTAAAAAGCAACCTATGTTTTTTGGTAAACCCCTTGGGATACAACGATATGATTCATACAAATATCCTGTATTCGATAAACTGACTACTCAGCAATTGGGATACTTCTGGAGACCCGAAGAGGTGTCTCTTCAGAAGGATCGTGGAGATTATCAAACACTTCGTCCAGAGCAAAAGCATATCTATACTTCTAACCTGAAGTATCAGATTATGCTTGATTCTATTCAGGGTCGTGGTCCTGGTATGGCATTTATTCCATATTGCTCTTTGCCAGAACTTGAAGCATGTATGGAGGTGTGGGGATTCATGGAAATGATTCACTCACGTTCATACACATATATCATTAAAAATGTATATTCAGATCCTAGTGAGGTGTTCGACAAAATAGTGACCGATGAACGCATTCTGGAACGTGCCAAAAGCGTTACAGAATCATATGATGACTTTATTCAATCATCTCAAGAATATGGTGCTTCTAATATTTGGATGCACAATATTGAAGGAGTTTCATACGCAAAGGAAACACTTAACGATGTTAAACGAAAATTATACAGAGCAGTCGCAAACGTTAACATTCTTGAAGGTATTCGCTTCTACGTTAGTTTTGCTTGTAGTTTCGCCTTTGGCGAACTTAAGCTTATGGAAGGATCCGCTAAAATCATCTCTCTTATCGCAAGAGACGAAAATCAACATTTAGCCATTACGCAGAATATTCTGAACAAATGGCGCGATAGTGATGATCCAGAAATGAAGCAGATTATGAAAGAAGAAGAGGAGTGGACATATAAGATGTTTAATCGTGCCGTAAATGAAGAAAAGCGATGGGCAGATTATCTGTTCAAAGACGGCAGCATGATTGGACTTAACGATAAACTTCTTCAACAATATGTTGAGTGGATTGCTAATAGGCGACTTAAGGCAATAGGACTAAAACCTCAATACGACATTTCAGCAAACAATAATCCACTTCCTTGGACACAGCACTGGATTTCCTCCAAAGGACTCCAGGTGGCTCCCCAGGAAACAGAAGTAGAAAGTTATGTAGTTGGTGGAATCAAACAAGATGTGAAAAAGGACACATTTAGTGGCTTTAAATTGTAATAATACAATTAAAACTTATAGATAGAGGAGGTAACCCCTCCTCTTTTTTTATGATTCACATTACAGATATTTTCTCATTAAAGGCAAAAGTAGAAAAACTTAAATTTAAATTAGACGAAGAATTAATATCAAGCCACGAGAAGTGGATTGCTCATAAATATCTGAATCATGTTTTAGATTATATTGATGAGTTGCGATTACGATAATCCGTGGTATTATAATGGAGAGCCTTTTGAATCTAAAGATATTGAAGACTATTTTGGATTTGTTTATTTGATAGAAAATAAATTAAACGGTCGGAAATACATAGGTAGAAAATATCTATGGCAATTTAGAACTCCGAAAGGTAAAAGTCGTAAAGTTAAAACAGAATCAGATTGGAAAAAATACTATGGGTCTTGTCCAGAACTTAAAGAAGACGTTGACAAATTTGGCAGAGAGAATTTTAGTCGAACTATCTTATCATTACATAAAACAAAGGGCAAAACAAATTTTGGAGAGACCAGTCAACTCTTCAAGCACGATGTCCTCACAGAATCACTTGACAACGGAGAACCAGCATTCTACAATAGCAACATCTTGGGACGGTTCTACCGAAAAGATTATTATGGAAACAACGACTGAAGATATTGTCGCGCACGTAAGAGGATGGTCTCTTGATCGCGCTGCTGACAAAACCGTTGATAGGGAGGATGCCAGAGCAATTCTTGCTGAGTTTTATGAATGGATTGAACCTGAAGATGATGAACTTGAGATTGTCTCTCTAGAACCCGAAGATTGACAATCTCTAAATATTCACTTATAATGTTAAGATTCACAACTAAGTGAATCTTTTTCGCTATGAGACTTTGATTTTGATTTAGAGCCGTGGAAGATGCCCTTTGAGAAAAGGGTGTACCCCTCTTCTATACGGATGTAGAGTTCAACTAATTTTAATGCTTTTTAAAACACTTTCAATTCTTGCTATTGCTACTGCAGGATTAGCACCCCTACAAGCAAAAGCAGCGAGCGGATGTTCCCTCGCATCACATTATGGAGTTGGTGATGGATATCACGGGCAGACAACTGCTAATGGTGAACGATATAACGCTTATGGTAAATCAGTAGCACATAAAACACTTCCTTTTGGAACTAGATTGCGTGTAACCAATCAATCAACTGGTAAGTCGGTAATTGTGCGTGTAAATGATCGCGGTCCTTATATCGCGGGTAGAGACCTTGACTTGTCTTACGGTGCATTCTCTACTATTGCTTCACCCAGTCAAGGTGTTGCTAGGATTTGTTACTCGCGGGTATAATGGTCTGAAAAACTGAATAATAAATAGAGGAGAGCGGTTGCTACTCCTCTTTTTTTATGTTCAATTTTAACTTCGGAAAGAAGAAACCAGATAAGAAGCAGATAATCCTTATAAGCGCCATACTCGGTGGTATCTTAGCAACCCTCTCCCAGTGCTCTGGAGTGCCTCAGGAGCGTCTCTGGGACATTCTAGACGAGGTACAGAGGTCTCTGTTCCCACAGACCATTATCAACGATGTCCTGCTCCAAGATCCTGGTGTGGTGGAGAGGAGAGTTGAGAGGGATGTGGATAAGGCTATTCGTGAGTATGAACGCTTGACAGGTGACTCTTCTACACCTAGAATACCTTTGCCACGGTTGATAGAAAAAGTTCCGGATAAAGCTTTATGTCATTCTGAAGAGTGTAAAAAACTTGGAGGAGAAATGAGACTCTGTGCTCCGTGGATTGACACCTGTAAAGAGGAGTAGTACAATAATCATATGAGCGGTGAGGGTCCAAACCTCATATAAGTCTCACCCCTCCCATGCCTCTCATAGAAGCACAAACAGGGAGGTCTCTTATGGGGCAGCAGCATGACGGATCATGCACCATCCTTCTAAGATGTAAGATGG